ATTCTATCTGCCGAAGGAGGAATTTCTGACAGTGTTGCACTTTGCTCTTCAATATCCGAACTGGGTGCAGGAGCTTCGCACGGAACCGGACACCAGCAAGGCCATTACCTACGATGGGGAGAAGGTGCAGACATCTGGAGGATATGATGCATGCTCTGAGACTGCCATGCGTCGCTATACGCTGGAGAAGAAAAAGAAGCTTGTGGAAGACACTGCGCGGGAGGTTGCTCCGGAGATCTATGATTATCTGATTCTCGGCGTGGCGTATGGCTGGACATTCTGGCAGCTGCAGGCGAAGGGGATGCCGTGCGGGAAAAGGCAATTCTACGAGAGACGCAGACGTTTTTATTATGAGCTGAGCCGGAAATTGTAATTTCCATTTGCGACACGCATACCCTTGAGGATCAATCGCAGAAGGAAACAGAACGGATCCTGAACGCGAAAGGACGGAGAGAAATCTTCGTCTTTTTTTGTTATAGCGCAATATGTATTGACACAAATACATATTAGAGGTATTATATCCTTGTAGCAAGGAGATAAGCAGGAAAGGAGCTTCAGATGGAGAACGAAGAAATGACAACATTGGAGTTCAAAACAATTATGGAAATGGTCATCACGATTGTAGAGAGCAGTAAAGACAAAGAAGAGGCTCTTGAAAAACTCAAGAACCTCTCAATCGTCAAAGAAAGCTAAATAGGGATAGGCAAGGGCGCCGCTCCAAAACTTCCTGCAAGGCGCCCAAGCTTTAATAGAATTATAGCAGGAAGAAGAAAGAGGTCAACATGGCATACTCGGAAGCGAGGAACAGAGCCACACAAAAATATGTCAAAGCAAACTATGAACGGATTGCATTGACATGCAGGAAGGGGAAGAAAGATCAGTACAAGGCACAGGCAAATCGAGCAGGGAAGTCACTGAACAGCTATATCCTCGACCTTCTGGAAGCAGACGCGGTAAAGGAGCAGAACGAATAATTTTTTAAAGTCGGGCACTCAGGGGACAAGAAACCGTGTTATTCTGGTAGAAAGGAAAAAGAGATGAAGCAGAAGATAAGAGATTGGCTTGGGAAACATATCAGATTGGTCATATGGATCATTGCGATAGCAATAGCTTTCTGGCCTTATTTGTTTTTCCCGTGGCCAATAGCTTTATTGATTGTTCTGATTGAACTGTTCATTCTATGGGTGAGAGATGCCAAACGAAAGGGAACAATATACTGGCCTAAGAAATAACAGAGGGCAATCATAACACCGGAGCGACCTGCAGAAGCAGGCCGCTTTTTTGATGCCATGACAACAGGGGAAGCGGGGCAAGGGATGGCACAGCCGTGGGCCAAGGCATTCTATGATTCTGCTGCATGGAAGAAGCAGAGAAAATATATTCTGCAAAGAGACCACTACATATGCACAGAGCCGGGATGCCATAACGTAGCAACAGAAGTTCATCACATTGTCGAATTAACAGAGAAGAACATAAGCAATGCAAACATTTCACTGAACGAAAAAAATCTTCGTTCGTTGTGTCATGATTGTCACGAGAAGATCACGAAGGAAATGAAACAAAAGAACAGTGAGATTCTCGAACACATTGTTTTTGATAAAAACGGAAATCCGATTGCAGTTTCAGGGAAAGAAATCAGAGGGAGACAGAAAGCGTAAGGCCCCCCGGGGCAAAGTCCGGGAGGGGCTCCGGGACCGACCGCAGCCAGCTCACAGCTCTATCCGGACGGGGGATCGCATAGGACCCCCACCCTTTTGTGGTGATATATGACTAAGGAAGAATATATTAAAAAATACAACGGAATCTATCGGAAAGTTGATAAAAACAACAAGAAAAAGGCCAAAGAATTGATAGAAAAGCTTGCGGACGTTCTTGTAATGATGGATGAATGCAAGAGTCATGTGGACGAAGAAGGCTGCGTGACAGACATGAGCCAGGGGAAGTACATCATCCAGCGGGAGAACCCTTGGAGCAAGGCATACAACGACAAGCTGAAGCTGATGATCGTGATTATTGATAAGCTGGACAAGCTTTTGCCGGACGGAAAGGAAGAGGCGTTGACGAAAGCTGGCGATTCACTGGGGGCATTTGTGGCCAGAGGAAAACCGGTTGAATTACGTGAAAGAGTATTACAAAAAAATACAGTCAGGTGAAATTGCAGCCTGCGAAGAGATCAGGAGCGTGTATAAACGCATGGTAGAGGAAATGGACCGGGAAAAGGATGGTTCATTTCCTTTTTGGTTCTCGGAGGAAACCGGCCAATATGTCATAGACTTCATCGAAGGCTGGTGCCGGCATTACCAGGGCGCCCACGCCGGGGAGCTGGTCAGGCTGGAGCTGTTCCAGAAGGCGTTTGTGCAGTGCCTGTTCGGATGGCTGGATAAGGAGACCAACGGGAGGCGATTCCGGGAATATTTTTTCGAAGTCCCAAGAAAACACGGGAAATCATTCCTGTCAGGGTGCTTTGCTGTGTACATGCTGGTGGCAGACGGGGAGCAAGGTGCAGAGATCTATTCGGCAGCGACGAAGTTGGAGCAGGCAAAAATCATTTATTCCGTGGCGAAGAACATTGTGGAGCAGTCCGCAGACCTGAAGGCTCTCGTGAAATCGACGCGCGAAGGTCTTTCCTTCAAGATGACGAGAAGCGTAATGAAGCCGCTGCCGAATGAATCGAAATCATTGGACGGCTTGAATATACACTTCGCAGCGCTCGATGAGATCCATGAGCAGAAGGACCGGAACATGTACGACGTGCTCCGGCAGGGAACGAAGGCAAGACGCCAGCCGCTGATCGGATGCATTACGACATCGGGCTTCAGACGGGAAGGATTATACGATTCGCTGCATGATTACGCAGATGACGTAGCGAAGGGAAATATTCGGGATGACCGGATGTTCCCGGTGATATACAAACTCGATAACGAAGACGAATGGCAGGACCCGAAGGCGTGGATAAAAGCAAATCCGGGGCTGGGGACAATTAAAAGTTATGTGCAGCTGGCGGATGATGTGGAGCGCGCAAGAAATGATGCGTCCTATCTTCCTACGCTTCTGTGCAAGGACTTCGACATTAAGCAGAACGAGAATGCCGCCTGGCTTCCGCTCTCGATAATCGAGAATGATGCGGAAGTCACGATGGAATATCTGGAGCACAGCTATGCAATCGGAGGGTGCGACCTGTCTGCGATCAGTGATCTGACCTGCGCGTCGCTTATTATCCGAAAGCCGGGCGATGACATCATATATGTGCTGCAGCATTATTTCATTCCGGAATCAAAGGCTGCTGCGATTGATAACGCATCCGTGCAGGAAGCTCCGTACCGGCTCTGGGAGGAAAAAGGGTGGCTCACGATCAACGAAGGAGCTGCCGTTGATTACAACAAGGTAACGGAGTGGTTCTGTGAGATGGTCACAGGCCATGATATCCGGCCGCTGTGGATATGCTACGACCGTGCGCTTGCAGGCTACTGGCAGGAGCAGATGATTGGCATGGGTTTTGAGATGGAGAAAATCCCGCAGGGACCGTTCACCTGGTCGCAGCCGATGAAGGAAATGGGAGCCGCGTTCGAAGAACACAGGGTGGTCTATCAGAACAACCCGATGCTCAAGTGGTGCCTGTGCAATACAGCTGTGAAATCTCTGAACAAGGATGGAATCGAGACAATACAGCCGGTAAAGATACAGAGTCAGAGAAGAATAGACGGAACGGTAAGCCTGCTCAATGCATGGGTGGGGTATGTGAGGCATTTTGATGAATATATGCCGTATTTGAGGTAGAGAGAATGAGTTTTTTGGACCTGTTCAGGCCGCTTAGAAAATTAACAGTAAAGAGATGGAAGGAGCTGGGAGCCTATAACAGCGTCTTTTCTGTATTCGGTGAGGATGCATACCGGTCAGCAACCGTGCGGGCGTGTATCCGGCCGCTTGCGGACTTCTCCGCAAAAGCGATGGTGAAGTGTGACGATCCAAGACTGGAGAGAATGCTGAATTACAGGCCGAACATGTACATGAACGGGCATGACTTCCTGTACAAGATCAGAACGAGGCTGGAGCTGCTCAACACAGCATTCATCTATCTGGAGAGAAATGACAGAGGGCAGGTAGTAGGGGCATACCCGGTGCCGTACTCGTATTTTGAAGCATTGGAGTACATGAACGGACTGTTTATCAAATTCTATTTCACGGGGACAGCGGCAGAGTCGCTGACGCTTCCGTGGGAAGATCTGGCAGTTCTCCGGAAGGATTACAACAGATCGGATATCTCAGGAGATGACAACGGGGCCATCATTCAGACACTGCAGATGATGCAGACAACGAATGAAGGTCTGGCCAACAGCATACGAGCAACGGCAAACCTGCGTGGAATTCTGAAGAATGTAAGAAACATGCTTTCTCCGGAGGACGTAAAGAGGCAGCGTGATACGTTCGTAAAGGATTACCTGAATCTGGAAAACCAGGGCGGAATTGCAGCACTGGATTCCTCACAGGAGTTCACACCGATCACGATGAAGCCGGAAACCGCGACATATGCGCAGATGAAGGAGATCCGGGAGAATATCTATCGGTATTTCGGCGTGAATGATGACATCATCATGGGGAACATCAAAACCGAGATGCTGGAGAACTTTTATAAGATTCGGATCCAGCCGTTTCTTGGGGCACTCTCACTGGAATTGACATCGAAGATCTATACCGGGAAGGCTGCAGCCTTTGAGAAAAACCGAATCACATACATGGCCGAAAGCGGTCAGTTTATGACGATCTCACAGAAAATCGACATGTTCAACAAGGTAGTCCTCTACGGCGGAATGCTGATCGATGAGTGGAGAGCACTGATCGGTCTGGGACACATCGAAGGAGGAGACAAGCCGTTGATCCGACTGGACGCAGCTCACACGAATAAGCACGGAAGGCAGATGGCAAGAGAAGAGGGCACGGAAGATCCAAATGGCCAGGAAGAGGAAGAAGATGAATCAGAAGAATGAAAAAATAGAAAAACGAGAATTTGCGTTTGATGTCACAGCAACCGAAGAAGGGAATCATATCACTGGAAGGCCGATCGTATACAATGCACCGACGATTGTAGGCGGCATTTTCCGGGAGGTGTTTGAGCCGGGAGCGCTGAATAAAACAGATCTGAAGGATGTTCCTCTTTTGGTGGGACACGACAGAAGCGCAATCCCGGTAGCGCGGTCCAGAAGAAACAACGGGAACAGCACGATGCAGTTGACGCCGGGACCGGAGGGATTGGATATAGATGCCAGCCTTGACGTTGCCAACAACGATCAGGCCAAGGCTCTGTATAGCGCTGTGAAGCGGCAGGATATCAGCGGAATGTCTGCGGCCTTCACAGTAGAGGAAGAGGAATGGACAGAACTGGATACCGATATGCCAACGAGGCACATCCGCAGTGTATCGAAGGTGTATGAAGTGTCCGCAGTCACATTCCCGGCATATGAACAGACGTCTCTTGTCGCCAGGTCTGCAGGAGAAGCGCTGGAGAGCGCAAAGGCTGCTCTGGAGAGAGCAAGAGCCGAGGAGAGAGACAGCATTGTTCGTGATGAAATCAGAAAAATGATAAAAGGAGAATGAAATGAAGAAGAAAATTGCTGAAATGAATTTACAGGAGATCGAGGAAAGACTTGCTGAGATTGCAACGGAGATCGAGACCAGATCCGGAGACGAGCTCACCGCGCTTCAGAAGGAAGTAAAGGAGCTTCAGGAAAGAAAGGCTGAGCTCATTGCGATGGAGGAGAGGGCAAGAGTGGCAGCAGACCTGAACGGCGGAAGAATTCTTCCGGATCGGGTAAGAGAGAACTCCAGAAGAGAGCCGGAGAAGAAGGTCAGCTATCGCGAAGCCTTCTGGAAGGTAATGACCGGACAGGAGCTTTCTGTCGAAGAGAGAGCTGCATACTCCACGCTGAGCAATGCGAACGCAGTAGTGCCGGAGGAGCTGCAGGCGGACATCATCACAAAGGCCAAGGAGTACGCACCGATTCTTAGCGAGGTAACGCTCCTGAACGTTCCAGGAGGCGTACGCTTTGCAGTGGAAGGAGACACGGATGAGGCGAAGACGCACACGGAGCTTGCTGCGATTACAGCAGCCAAGGACAGCATGATTGAGGTTACGCTGTCTGCGTATGAGATTGCCAAGCTGATTCAGGTATCTGCGACAGTCAAGAACATGGCCATGCCGCAGTTCGAGTCCTGGCTGACCTCTCAGCTGGCAGAGAGAATCGCCATGAAGCTTGAGAACCTGGTTTTCAATGGCTCGGGAACCTCCGAAGCGCAGGGAATTCTCACCGTAAAGACCAAAGCGGACAGCAAGACGATTACCGCAGAGAACATCCTTGCGCTGATCGGCGAGCTGAAGTCCGGCTATGCAGGAAATGCCAAGTTCGTCATGAACAGAAAGACATTCTTCACGAAGGTTCTTCCGCTTCAGGACAAGGCGAAGAATGATCTGGTTGTGTGGGACAACAGCGTGTACAGAATCCTTGGATTTGAGGTTATGTGGACCGATTCCCTCAAGGATGATGTAGTACTTCTCGGAGACTTCCGGAAGTATGTCGCAAACCTGTCGGCTCCGCAGAGTGTCATCTCTCAGTTCGATATCAACACCAACTCCTACAAGTATCTTGGAGTTGCGCAGTTCGACGGAAAGGTAGCGCTTGCAGAGGCGTTTGTTCTGATCAAGCCGGATGCAGTAGCAGCATAAGGAGGGTAGCAGGTGACGGATCTCGAACGGGCGGTGGCGGACAGCCTGAGAATTACGGAAGAGGCCGCCAATGCAATGCTGCCAACCATTCAGCGGAATATCGGAGCAGCCAAAGCGGAGCTTGTTCGCGCCGGCTGCTCTGACGAACAGGTGGAGGAAAGCGGTCTTCTGGTGGAAGATGCAATCATAACCTTCTGCATGATCCGTATGGGAGATGAAAGCATGCGGGACAAGTATCAGGAGGCGTTTGAGTATCAGCAGGACAACCTGCGGAAGTCAAAATCATGAAGAACGACATTATCTATCTGATTTCAGTAACAGGAACACAGGACGAAGACGGATTTACAAGCGAGGAAAAGACAGAATTCCGATGCTTTGCAGAGGTGCGCGATGTGAAGTATGCGGAGTACTACCAGGCATCGCTGGCGGGATATTCCGCCAGCGTGGTGGTATCGGTCAATGAGGCCGATTTCGAAATCCCGAAGCCTCGTCCGTCGAAGGTCCGGATTGGTGACACAGAATACCGGATTGTGCGCAGATACAGAAAGAAAACGCAGAATTCGGTAGAACTGACCTTGGAGGAAATTGAAGATGTCGATGGAGGTTAATTTTCCGGAAGATCTTATGAGTGAGCTGTTCGACACATCTTTTGACGAGATCGCGAAGGAAGCCCTGGAAGCGGCATCTCCGGTGCTGGTCAGATCGTCACAGAACGCACTTCAGAGGTCCGTATCCAGCAGAGGGACCTATTCGAAGGGCGTCATGGTGCCGGCAACAAAGGCAACCAAAGCGAAGAAGACCAAAACGGATGCATGGATTGTAACCGTGCGTCCTGTCGGGAAGGATGCGAAGGGCGTCCGCAATTCGCTGAAGGCGGGTGTCCTGGAATATGGATCCGCGCACGAAGCTGCACGGCCATGGCTCACGAATGCGTCGAAAAACGCAGAATCAGAAGCAACGGAGAAAATGCAGGAAGTGTACAACAGAAAGGTTGGAGCGAAATGAATGTTAATCCGATCCTGATGGGACTGAAGGAAGCAACAGGATTTCCGGTTGTCCCGGATCTCTATGAAGGGGCGGAAGATAAGTACATCACATTCACATACGAGGACGAAAGAGCTGCCTTGTACGGAGACGGCGAGGAGCTGGCCACGGAAGTGACGGTGCAGATCAGTCTCTTTACACCGCATCGGTTTAATTATTTCATCGCGAAGGACCAGATCCGGGATTATCTGAAAGCGCATGGGTTCCAGATTGAAAGCATTCAGTCATGGATAGCAGCGGAGAAAAAAGGAGCAAGCCGGTACAGGCAAACTGTATTTTCGGCAAACTATACACAGTAGATTCAAGGAGGATAGAAATGGCAAATTTCGGATTATCAAAGCCGTGGATTGCAAAGTATTCGGCGGGTGCGTATACAGATGCATTCCAGTGCGGGAAGGCAATCAACACAACCGTGACACCGAATACGGTTTCCGCAGCTCTTTTTGCGGACAATCAGCAGGTGGAAGATGTCAATGAGTTTTCAAACGCGACCGTAGTGCTCGGAGTCAACACGATGTCGGCGAAGGCTCCGGAGGTTCTGTTCGGCCACAAGGCAGGAACAACCGAAGGAGAAGAGGTATCGAACACCGGAGATTCCGGTTCCTATGTTGGCTATGGCTTTGTCGTAGCGAGCATGGACGCAGGCGTGAAGAAGTATCAGGCATGCTTCCTGCACAAGGTGAAGTTTGCAGAAGGAGAGGAGGCTTACCAGACCAAGGGCGACCAGATCACATTTGTGACGCCTTCGCTTTCCGGAACGGCATATGGAGACGAAAACGGCGACTGGAGAACCAAATCTCCGCTGTTCGCGACCGAAGCAGAAGCGGACAAGTGGGTGCAGAAGAAGCTCGGTGTGGCAGAAGCATAATGACAGCAGGGGACCCGGAAGGGTCCCTTGTTTCAACCTATAGGGGGACGCATGTATAAGCTTAGCTATATGGAATTCAGCGGGGAAAAGTATCCCTACATCATTGACCTGAACGTACTGGAAGCAATCCAGGACAAATTCGGATCCATCAGTGAATTTGAACGTAAAGTTGTTGGCGTGGAGAAGGTGCTGGACAAGAACGGCCAGGAACTGCTCGAAGCCAACGGGGCTCCGAAGATGAGAATTGTGGAGCCGAACATGGCAGCAATCAACTTCATTCTTCCGGAGATGATCAATGAGGGACTTGCGATCGAGGCGGAAAGAGAAGGGAAAGAGTATAAACCGGTGAATCCGCTTCTTATCATGGCGGACTGCGATCTTGAATATACAGAGCTGTCCAGGATGATCCATGAAGAGTTCGTACGCAGATTTGAATCAAAAAAATCAAAACATTCGGAGTCCAGTCCGAAGAGGAGAAAGCCCTCGACTTCGAATGGATCTACTACATCGGACTAAGGATCGGCCTGCGGTTCAACGAGATCGGCAGACTTCCGGTCGGACTTTGGATGGATTTGTTTGAATCCTTCAAGTCGCAATATAACTTTGAAACAAAACGCAGTCTGTATGATCTGTCACAACAAGAAGGGATTGCATCGCTGGATGCGATATAAGAGGAGCACATGGCAAAGGGAACGATCGGCGCAAAGCTTGTCCTGGAAGGCGAGTCAAAATATAAAAGTGCATTAAAGGAAATCAAAACGGCGCAGGGAGAGCTGCGCTCGGAAATGAAGCTGTGCGCATCAGAGTTCAAGGGCTCCCAGAATTCTCTTGCGGCGCTCCAGAGCAAATATTCCGTCCTTGGCAAGCAGGTAGAGCAGGCACAGAGAAAGTACGACACCTATAACAGCGCACTGGAGGAAGCAAGGAAGGTACAGGAAGAGCTTCACACATCGCTGTCCAGGACACAGGAAGACTATAGCGATGCTGCAAAGAAGATGGACGAGCTGAAAACATCGGCAAGCGCATCAAGCGAAGAAATAGATGCGCAGCAGAAGATTCTGGATCAGCTCGGACAGGAAGTAGCAGATGCGAAGAACAAGTATGATCAGTGCTCGAAAAAGGTGACGGATTACCAGACTGCGCTGAATTATGCAGGGGCTGAGCTGAACGAATTCAAATCCGAACAGCAGAAGACCGGGGAATATGTAGAAGAAGCAGAAAAGAATATCAAAAAGTGTGCCAGTTCCATAGACGAGTACGGGAACGAGACAGAAAAGGCGTCGGATCAGACAGAGTATTTCGGAACTACGATCAAGGCAAATCTGGCATCAGAGGCAATCATAAGCGGGACGAAGAGGCTGGTAGAAGCGGTTAAGGCCATTGCTTCTTCGTGCATCGAAACAGGTGCCGCTTTCGAAAAATCCATGTCAAAGGTGGAAGCGCTCTCCGGAGCAAGCGGAGAGGACCTGCAGCAGCTTGCAGACAAAGCGCGCGAAATGGGAGCGAATACGATGTATTCGGCATCTCAGGCAGCAGATGCACTTGGCTACATGGCTCTTGCGGGGTGGAATACTACGCAGATGCTGGCAGGCATTGAGCCGGTGCTGAATCTGGCAGCGGCATCCGACATGGAGCTTGCAGAGGCGTCCGATATCGTAACGGATTACATCACGGCATTCGGCTTGTCCGCGCAGGACGCATCGAAGTTTGCGGATCAGATGGCATTCGCCATGTCGAAATCCAATACAAGCACGGAACAGCTGGGAGAAGCCTATAAAAACTGCGCAGCAACGGCAGGATCACTCGGGTATACCGTAGAAGATACAACTGCGGCACTCATGACGATGGCGAACGCCGGAGTAAAGGGAGGCGAAGCAGGAACAGGTCTGTCTACGATCATGACAAGACTTGCAACCAACACAAAAGGGTGCGCGAAAGAGCTGGCAGAATACGGAGTGAATGTCTATGACGAGACGGGGAAAATGAATTCCCTGTCCTCCATCCTGACAGGGACCGCCGGTGTGTGGGAGACGCTGACAGACAAGCAGCAGGCTAATCTGGCGAAGGTCATCGCAGGAACAAGCCAGTACTCGAAGTTCCAGACCATCATGTCGGGCCTGAATGATAAGGCAAAAGAATCCGGAATGTCCTTCCAGGACTATACGGAGGCACTGGAAAGCTGCGACGGAGCGGCGGCGCAGATGGCAGCAACGATGCAGGACAACCTGAAGGGAAAGCTGACCATCATGCAGTCTGCTCTTGAAGCGTGCGAAGAGTCGGCATACTCGCTGTTTGATGATGCGCTGAAGGATGGGGTGGACTCGGCAACGGAAAGCCTCACGATGCTGAACAGGTCCATTACGGACGGAGATATGAATGTCGCTCTGTCAAACATGGGCGATGCGCTGGATGATTTCGTGAAGGGAGCGGCAGACGCAGGAGAAGATGTTCTGCCGAAGCTGGTAGAAGGTCTTACATGGATTCTTGAAAACGCAGACGTTGCAGCAAGTGGGATAACCGGGGTGACAAGTGCGGTATTAATGTATAAGGGCGCCGCCGAGGTAGCGGCTATCGCATCAAAATTGCTCAACACCACGATTGCAGCAGGGCCGTGGGGGATTGCCATCGCAGGAATTGCGGGCGTAGCTTCGGCGCTGGCAGTGCTGGAGCTTACCAAAACAGATTCTGAAATGAAGCAGCTGGCAAGCTCTGCGTCAGATCTGAATACAGCAATTGGAAACACGGCAGAAAAAAGAGAAGAAAACCGTGTGTCCATGCAGAATGACGCGGAAACCGTTAAGAAGCTCGTTAAGGAACTGGAAAACGAGAACACAACGACAAAGCGCAAGACGCAGATCGTCCAGGAACTCAACAGCATTATGCCGGAGCTGAATCTGGCCTATAACGAGCAGAAGGATACGCTGTCGCTGACCACAGAAGAGCTAGAGAAGAACACAGATCAGCTCATGAAGAACATGCAGGTAGCAGCTGCGCAGGAGGATCTGACCTCGATAGCATCCGACCGTTATGAAGCGGAGAAGAAGCTGAACGAGATCATGGGCGAAGCCGCTGACAAGTATGGGATGGAAGCGGACAATGCGGAAGATCTCGCTCAGAAATTACGGGATTCCGCGGACGCGCAGGAGGAATTCAACGCACAGTCAACGCTGTATACCGGAATGGATGCAGGGTATGCAGATCACGCGGATGACATGCGCGCATTGGCAGATGCGATTGACGAAACAACAGGCAGCATGTCTGCTCTGGATGAGGAATACGCGCAGGTTGCCGGGTACATCGACGAGCATACATCAGCGCTGCAGGAGAACACCGGGGCGATCGGCGAAAATACCGATGCGATCGGGGAAAACCAGTCGGCAACGACAGAATGGTCAGAAGAAGTGCTGGATGCCTATGACAAGGCATACAAATCCGTACAGAGCTCTCTGGGCGGAGCATCGGAGGAGTTCGAGAAGCTTGGCCAGCAGATACAGGGAACCGCGGAGAAATCAACGACGAGCCTGTCAGACCTGCAGACGCAGATGACAGACTGGGCGACAGGAATCAACTCGTATGCGCAGTCTGTAGCTACGGCGGAGCAGATCATGTCATCAGACAGCAATTCGGCGGCATATCTGCAGTCAATCATCGACAAGGGACCGTCTGCGGCGTCTGAGCTGGACGCTGTGACAGATGCTTACTACAACAACCAGGGAGCGTTTCAATCTCTGGTTGACACCTATAATCAGGCATCGAGCATGCTGAACAGCATGGCAGAGCTGGAAGCCGGGTTTTCCTCCGGATACACAGATGCATATACGGCAGGTCTTGAAGCAATCAAAGAAAATGCACCGCTCTTGGATGCAGAAATAACAGCGGGGTTTGACACCGAGAAGCAGCTGATCGATGAGAAGACGTCTGAGCTGAGCAGCACGATGGGCGAAGGCATTTCAACAGGGATTTCGGATCAGGCAGAGGAAGTGAAGGAGGCTGCGCAGAATCTGGTAGACCAGAACATTGTTCAGACATTGCAGGAAAGCGCGGGAGTAGATGGATCCGCTTCCACAAAGACCATAGAGATAGGTCAGTATATAGCCGATGGCCTTGTAACCGGAATGCAGAACAATCAGGCGAATGTAATAGCTACGGCGCAGAATCTTGCGTCCGAAACCTATAATCAGTTTCAGCTTGGATTATCTTCAGACAAGTTCGCAGAGATCGGAAGGCAGATCTGCAACGGACTGGTATCCGGAATCAATTCCGGAAGGTCGGGAGTCATCAATGCGGCAACCAAGGTTGCTGCGGATGCATACGAAGCAGCCAAGAAGGAACTGGACATCAACTCGCCATCGAAGAAGTTCGCATGGCTCGGAAAGATGTCCGGCGAAGGCTATGTGGAGGGTCTGAAAAAGAAAATGCAGTCTGTGAAGGACGTCATGGCGGCAGCAGTACCGGAGGCATCCATCGGAGCGGCAGCAGGCATGAAACGAGGGAAAGTATCTACGGGCGGCCAGGTCATTAACCAGACGGTCAACGTATACAGTAAGACAGACAATTTGATTGATACAGCAAGAGCATTCAAACAGTCACAGAAAGAGGCGGCACGGGCATGGTAAAGACAGACCGCAGAATTATTGCTTCGAATGGGCGGACATCGTTAGAAATAACGGATCCGCCCTTTTACGTGAAGGAAACAGAGGGATTTGATGAACTGAGTGTCACAACGGTCACATCACAGGGGTTTGACCAGGACGGTGCGACGATCATCAACACCTATGTGGAAAGCAGGGAAATGAGTATTACCGGGCAGATCAAGGCCGATACGACGCAGCAGATGGAAATGCTCATGAACAAGCTGGAGAATCTGTTCCTGCCAAAGACAGACATCACGCTGAGCCATTACTACGGCGGAGTAAACAGAACCATTACGGCAAGAGTAACCAAGACACCGACATTCAAGTTTTCGGCGGTTTCTTCCGTGCGGGAGTATGAAGTGGAGCTGATATCCGCGTCGGATGTGTGGTGGTCGGACGCGTCCGAGAAGCTGGTGCAGATTGCAAATATTATCGGCCAGTTTCATTTTCCACTCATCATTCCGAAGAATGAAGGCGTGGTGTTCGGCCTGAAATCCTCGGCCCTGATTGCGGACGTATTTAACGCATCGGCAATCACGATCGGGATGCGCATTGTTTTTATCGCGAACGGAGAGCTGAAGAATCCGATGCTCTTCAATGTGAATACAAGAGAGTTCATCCGGATCAACTGCACGATGCACGCGGGGGAAAGCATCACCGTCCTTACCGGAACCAACAAGAAGGTTACAAAGACGGTAAACGGCGTGGAAGAAAATTTCATCAATCGGATTGACATTGCAGGAGGCGGCTCGACCTTCCTCACGCTGGAGCCGGGGGATAACCTGTTCCGATATGGAGCGGACGATGGAGAATCCTTCCTGGAATGCCGCATATTTTACAGGAACAAATATGTGGGGGTGTAGATGGCAGAGATATATGTACTGGATAAAAACATCAATATCCTTGGAATCTTCAACGTGTACGAGGCGATTGTCTGGGATCAGAAATGGAACTGTCCGGGATCGTTCCAGGCACAGTTTCTCTTCACCAGAGAAAACAACGAGCTGCTGCAGATCGAAAACATCCTCTACAAGACGGATGCCTCAGAAGCAGGAATCATTACAAGAAAATACCTGGACATAAAGGAAGATGGACATGAGTACATCAAAATCGAAGGCTTCATGGCTTCCAGGTACCTGAACCGGCGGATCATCTGGAACAAGATGACCATGACGGGAACGGCCGAAGCACTCATGCGAAAGATGGTATATGAGCAGGTGGTGAGTCCGACAGATCCTGATCGAAGAATTCCGCACATTCTGCTCGGAGAAGAGCATGGATATGCGGGGAACACCATAGAAAAGCAGATCACCTATGACAATCTGACCGATGCGCTGACAGATCTGTCACAGCAGTCAGAGCTGGGATATCGGCTCACGCTGGACCTGCAGGACAAGGTGTTTTACTTTGACGTTCTGCAAGGGACGAACAGGACGCTCGGAACGGAAGATCCATGTATTTTCTCAAGGGACTTTCAGAACATCTATAAGCAGAACTATGAAGACAACAGCAACAATGTAAGAACGGTATGTCTGACCGGAGGAAAGGGAGAAGACGAAGCCCGCGTGCTGGAAACAGTCGGAGAAGGGACAGGCTTGTCCAGATATGAAATGTTCTATAACGCAGCAGGGTTATCGGACAAGGATCTTTCGGAAAGCCAGTACAGACAGCAGCTTGCCCAGAAGGGAGCGGAGGAGCTGGCAAAGTATTACCGTGTGAAGTCCTTCGAATCTTCCATAAATGCTTCAAAGGCAATGAAGTATGACATAGGTGACTACGTGACCTGCTATGACACATCATGGGGGATCACGCTGAACGCGCAGATCACGGAAGTGGAGAACGATCTGTCGAAGGACGAGAATTCGGTAGTACTGACATTCGGGAATTCCGCGCCGACAATGACGCAGATGATCAAGAATGCCATGGCATAAGGAGGAGAGATGGCACAGAGCAACGAATATTCATTTCCGTTTGACGCGGAGCAGGTCGATGGGACCTATGACCGGACATATGTTGCGGATGATTTTGCACAGTATTTCCGGGCATTTATCTCATCTGGCATTTTTCTGGCAGACAAGTCAGAGCTGAAGGTGGTCGCGAACGGAGACATGACGGTAAGCGTGGAACCGGGAAAGGCAATCATAGACGGATATCGGTATGAACTGGAGTCAAGGATTCAGTTCACGATTGATCCGGCAGACGGAACGCTGAACCGGATCGACAGGCTGATATGTGTGTGGGATAAGGAACAGAGGGACATCCATATTGAAGTGCGAAAGGGAACAGCGTCCTACAATCCGGCAGCCGCAGAAAAGCGATGGTCAGCAGAGTACAAGGATCTGGTGCTGGCAGATATCTACGTGGCAGCAGGCGTGATTTCGATTCAGCAGGCCAACATTACAGACCAGAGAACAAAGAACGATCTGTGCGGACTTGCCACACCGTTCGAAGAGATCGACTTTGATGCAATCCGGGAAGAGTTCGACGCGTGGTTCGATAATCTGAGAAATGTAGTTGATGAAAACGCCGCGGTTCATCTGCAGAACGAGATCGATGCCCTGGACAAGAAGACCACGGCCAGCATCAAGAAAGTCGATGCGAAGACCTCTGTCCGTCTGGCCACGAAGTCACTGACGGCAGCAGGCGGAACGGTGTCCTGGACGGATGCGTCCATTACGGATACGTCACTGATTGAGGTCTACGCGACAATTCCAAACATCTCGCCGGCGGATTATACGGTAAGCGGGACAACGCTGACGGTAACTTTTGACGAACAGGAGAAAGCGTTCGATGTGTGCGCAACAGTGAGGCAGTGAGTAATATGGCAGTCAACAAAGTAAATTACGGTGGGAAGGCTCTGATCGATCTGACAAAGGATACGGTTTCAGAGTCTTCTTTGTTATCTGGCCACACGGCGCACAAGAAGGATGGCACGGTAATCACCGGGAGCTTTCTGGCAGATCTGCCGGCGGAATTTGACATTTCGAATCCGGTGACAGACTCCAGTGGGAACACGGTGACAGACAGTGCTGGAAGCAGCGTACAGGGAGCGGCCGTTTATCGGAAAACGTGAGAGGCGATCATGAACAAAACAGATGGAACCAAGATATATCTGACACGAGGCGACACGCTCCGAAGGCAGGTAGTGATCCAGACCGAGGATGGAAGTGACTATCAGCCTGCGGAGGGCGACCGCGTGCGGTTTGCTTTGAAAAAGGATTACGAAGATCCGGAGCCGCTGATCCTGAAGGAAATTCCGACGGATACGATGATTCTGGAACTGAAGCCGGAGGACACCAAGCCGCTCGCATTCGGGGACTATGTGTACGACATCGAGCTGACAAAGGCCAACGGGGACGTGGATACGTTCATCGCGTGCGCATGTATGAAGATCATGAGAGAGGTTTACTGATGCAGGGAACGACATTGAGAGGGCGGCTGCCGACCGAAGGAAGCCTGCAGGGAAGTCTGAGCGGAGAAAACTACTTGTCCGGAGCCTTATCCGGAGAGATGAGGAAGAACGAGTACAAAGGGCCGTATGAGGTGGAAGCAGACCTGTATGAGGACCAGACACTCCCGACGAAGGACAAGACATGCACAGAGGATATCACGGTAAAAAAAGTTGAGTACGCCGAAACGAGCAATCCGGCCGGCGGGCTCACTGTTTATATCGGGAAATAACGAGAAAGGAAAGAAAATGGCAGAACTGAATAAGAACAAAGTAATTTATGGCGAAAATGTGCTGATCGACCTGACCGGCGATAGCGTCACTCCTGCGGATCTGGCCAAGGGCGTGACAGCGCATGATAAATCCGGAGCGCAGATCACCGGTACATCCACCAAGGATGCGGACACCTCGGATGCTACAGGAACGGCTGCCGAAATGCTGGAAGGAAAAACAGCCTATGTCGGCGGCAAGAAAGTAACCGGCACGATGCCGAATAAAGGAGCAGTAACACTCAAGATTGCGAGGGCAGATACTCCGGTCGCTATCCCGAGAGGCTATCACGATGGAAGCGGCAAGGCGACGATCGATGAGACGGAGAAGGCAAAGCTGGTAGCCAAGAACATCCGCCAGGGCATCTCGATCTTCGGCGTGGAAGGCTCGATGTCATCGACAGAGGGTATGAAAGCACAGGCCAAAACAGTCACTCCGAAGACGACGAAGCAGACAATTTTGCCGGATACATCCTATAACGCTCTGTCGCAGGTGGAAGTAGCAGCCATCCCTTACAGCGAAGCAGAGAATCCGGCCGGTGGAGTTACGGTCACAATCGGCGCATAAGTCGGAGGTGACTCATGAGCAGAATAAAAGACTATACGGCAGCATCTACCATCGGGGCTTCCGAAAAGATGCTGCTGGATGGTGAAAACGGGACGAAGAGCATCACAGCGGAGAATCTTGCAAAAGCCCTTTTAGGATACTCGCTGAAAAGGCTTCCGGCACAGTCTCTCACAGCTTCCGGCGGGACGCTGACCTTCAAGGATTCCAGTATCACGACAACTTCGCTGATCGATGTGTACGCTACGATACCGAACATCGCGCCATCCAGTATCGTGGCATCCGCAGGCACTTGCACAGTGACATTTGATGCACAGGATTCAGCATTCGATGTGTGCATCACTATAAGAAATTAAAGGAGATAAAGCATGAAGACACTCAAGTTCAAGAACGGGAAAGCATTTGACTTCAGAGACACATCCACCATCAATACGCTGGTGTATGACTGCACAGCCTTCGCTGATCTGGATTTTATCAAGGCACAGTTCGAAGTCGCAGACAACCTCATCGGCGGCACCTTTGATGGTGAGCCTGTCACCGGAGTTGTATATACCGGAGCACAGGTAGAGCTTGGTGCTGACGGCAAGATCGTGGCACGCTTTACAGTCAGAAACCTGACAGAGAAGGAAGTGCTGGAGCAGAGAGTAAGCGACCTTGAGGACGCTATGGCTGATCTGATCGCATAAGGAGGGACGAGCATGAGCAAAGCAAAGGCACGTATTTTGGCACGCTGTATCTATCGCGGTAGTAAGACAATTGAAGACGTTGATGAGCAGTATCGTGATGCAGTAAGAGAGCAGTACCTGTTGCTCTTTGGGGAGGAGCTTGTATGAGTTTCTATCCGTGTCGTGGGGGGGGGTAAAATAAAACACGTAACAAAGAGCTTCAATATTGGGCGCACCTATAAGCCATATACAAAACAGATAGATGTATCACTTAAAGGATATACGCCAATCGCTGCAGGCATTACAAGTTTTTATCAAGACAATACTGGAAACGGACAAGTCATGAGTTGTTCTTGTTCTCTCAATGGTAACACTGTCACTGTTTCCTGCGGAGGATCTTGGAGTTCTGCAGCTCCGTTCTATACGGTAAGTTTTTGCGTGGCGTATGTTCCTGGCTAAAGGAGTAAATTATGCCATTTTATCCAGCAAAAGGTGGAGAAAAATCTGAACAATTTGTCCCAGACGGAACGGTGATGGTTACGCGAGGGAAAGAAGAATCAAGAATAAGCGGATATGCAACAGGGGTTTTATCACTCACTGATTACTCAAATTCGTGGGGAGGCGGTGGATGGTATGTCAAATTCACATCAACAAGCCCCAATATTCTTGCAAGAATTGTTTTTACGGACAATGTGGATCGTGTTTACATGCCATCAGTAATACAGATATCCGGATCATGTAACACCAACGTGCTTATGCAGTCTTCGTCTGACAGAAAAGGGATTGCATATATGGATATCGAGATCACGAATATTACTGGAACAATCACTATTACAAGAACAAACAGCGGCACGTCAGGTGGCATGTCTATGCTTGTTCAGATCATGAAGTAAAGGAGGTTCTATATGCCATTTTATAGATGTGGGGGGGTAGCAAGAAAGTGACATTTGATAGGTTTACCATTTCTTCGGATGGAAAAACCGCAAGCTACAATTTTGGAAACAACTTCAAATCGTATGAAGATTTTGTGGCAAACTCAAGATGGGCACTTATTCAGATTTCGGACGCTAGATACAAGTCATCCTCGATCAACCAGAGTGGAAGTGTTGCAAC